GTGGGGGCCGTTACGGTCACCCGCTTGGCCCCGGCCTCCATGACCATAGCCACCAGCTTGGAGGGGTTTATGTCCCGTCCAATGGCCCGCTGCCAGGTCTGATAATCCGCCACCGCCTGGGCCACCGCCGCCTGGATGGTCACGGCCTTGGCGCTGTCGCTCCGGTTGATGTAATAGGTCAGGCCGATGGTATAAGGGACCTCCTCCGGGGCCGATACATTGACCAGATCCGTCATGGGCCGGATCGTCTTGTCTTGCAGATAGCCCTTTAGCCCGTTGATCATTTCCGGCCCAGGCTTTGCTCCGTCGGCCATGATGAAAACAATATCCACCGTTCCGGCCTCCTGGTCGCTGGTGGCCACTACATCCCCAATGGCCGGGCTGTATGCCTTGGCGTGATACAGGTAGCTGTCCTCTGGTCCCGCCGTGGAATAGGCGCCGGGGGCCAGAAAAACCCGCTCCGCCAGGTCTGCGTCACTCTCGATCTCCGCCCCGCCCTCCGTGGTTGCGGTGTTGGCCACGCTGGCCACATAGGGGACAGGATCCACCATGGTGGACAGCTCCCCGGCGGTCAGGCCGTTGCCGGCGCTTCCGGTTTCGGTGCAGGTGGCCGCCACCTCCACCGCGGTGCTGCCCGGTGGGATTTCCGCGTATTCGTCCGTGGCAAAGTACACGGACCCGGAGGACGCCACCCTGGTGCCCTGTGGGATAGCTGTTGCCGTTTCCCGCTCCGCCGCCAGGGTAAAGCGCAGGGTGCAGGTTGCCGCCGTGGCCGGACTTCTGGTGACGCCCTTAAAAAGCGCCAGGTTGTCCAGGTAGTCGGAATAGCTGTATTTCAATAGGCTTTGCTTGCCCTGCCGGTCTATGTACTGCATAGCCTGGTAGATCTGCGCCGCCGCGGCGTACAGGATCATGCGGTGGACGCTGGCCCGGTCCAGGGACACGGCCACGCCCTGGGCCTGCGTCATATAGTCCTCATAATCGGCCACCATTTCGCCCCGCACATCCTCCACCGTCTTATTGTCAATAAAGCTGATTTCCGGTGTGTTCTCGATTGCTGACATGTCAGGCACTTGTGATCACCACCTTGGGATAAAATACGCCCTCGCCGCCATGGGTCCATTGGACGGACTGCACCCGCACCTCCGGGATAAACTGGGCCGTCTTTTTGGTGATCTCCGCCGTGTAAAGGCTCTTTGCTACCTCCGGCGGCATGTCCACAAAATCCATGTTGATCCCAAATTCCCGATCCAGCGGCATGGTGCCCTCTCTGGTGGAATACAGCAGGGCCAGCTTGCGGTCCAGCTCCGCCATGGCGTCAGTGGCAAAAGTGAATTGCAGTTGAAAATCAAAAGGTGAAATATTCATGCGTATTCCTCCAGCGTGATGGACAGGGCGGCCTTTACCAGCTCCCCGCGGCTGAATATGGTGGACCAGGTTTCGCTTGATCCGGTCAGCCGAAACGGATTTTTCCCCACCGGCCTGTTGCCGATGACCAAATATTCCGCCGTCCCTGCTTCCACCATGCCCTCCACCGCCTCCAGCACGGACCGGGGGCGCACCCCCAGGCCGGCGGACAGGTATATGGTCAGGTTTACAGTCTGGAGGCCAGGGCCTAAAAACTCCGCCTTTGGCTTTGCTCCCATGGCTTCATGGATGGCCCAGCGCCCGGAGGTTTCCCTGGTCATTTCCTGGAGGATCAGGGCGGTTTCGTCGCTCACCTCAAAGACGATTTTCCGCCCCAGCGTTCCAATGGTCACAGCTTACCCTCCTATCCTCACATCAGGGCTTCCGCCCGTCACGGTCCCGCTCCCGCTGTGCGCAGTCAGGGCGTCGCCCATGCGGGCCGCTGGCTTCCCGTTGATCCGCACCGTCCCGCTCCCGGTGCCCACGGCACCCTGGCTGGATCCGCAGCACCCGTCCCGCTCGGTGGTAATGCTCCCCACCGTAGCGGCGGATAGGCCATTGATCCGCACCGTCCCCGAACACGCCCCGGAGATCTCCCCGCTGAACGGTTCCGGGGAGTGGGGCGGTACATGCCCCGTGTGTTCCCCGGCGGTGGTTCCCGCCACCGCGTCGGTTATTCTTGCCGCCTGCGGCATGTCTCCCGCCTCCTTTAGTTCAGGTCGATGGTGGCGCCGTTGATGGTCACCGCTCCGCCGGCTTCAATGTGGATGGCCCCGGCGCATTGGATGGTCAGGGTGCTGCCGTCATACCGGATCATGGCCTCCCCCGGCGTCCGGCCCAGGTCCTTGCGGAACAGGCCCTCCGCGCCCTCCGGGGGTTTGTTATTGCCGGACCAATACCGGCCCAGGACCAGCCCCGCCTCGGTCCCGTTGGATAGGTGCAGCACCATGACGGGATCCCCCACCTTTGGCATGTTGTACTCTGTGCAGAGCATGGGCAGGGGGGCGGTCACGCTGTTGTCCTTGTCGGGGTAGACCACCCGCACCAGGCCGGCGGCGTAGTCAATGGATGAAACCTTGCCCACCCGGAAAATTTCATTTGCCATGTGGTCCTCCTCAATCAGCTGTCAGGGCGTTGGCCGCGCTGATCAGCAGAGTGTCCAGCCATGCCAGGGAGGAGTAAGCGGTGGCCCAGTAGTCCGGGGAGTTGATCACCCCGGTGTTGGTCAGCACTTTCAGCGCCGCGTCCACCGTCGTGATACTTGTCCCGCCCAGGTTTACCTTGATCCGGGTTGCCATGTTCAGGATCAGGCCGTCCAGGTTTTTCACATCCTTGTAATGGGCCACCCAATACTCCGGGGAGGCCATAACGCCCACGGCGGCCAGCCGCTCGGTGGCGTCCTTGATCACTTCCTCGGTCATGGCTTCCACCAGGGACAGCTCCAGGTCCATGGTGTACCCCGCACCGACATGGTGGGTAATGCTGTCTATGTAATACTTTCCAGACAGGCGCCCCAGGCCCACCACAGTGACACACTGGGAGGCCACCAGGGCGGCGTTGCCCGTCATGGTCACGGACAGGGTGGTGGCGCCGTGGTTCGCCTTGTCCACCGCCGCCCGGATCCGCCGCTCTGCGTCGGCCAGGTTGTCCGCCTTGCCGGATTGTTTCAGGATCCGTGTGCCAGTCCCCACAGTGGCCTTGATCTCCTCCTCGGTGATCGGGTCCGTGTAGGTGTACTCCCCGCCGGTGTAGGTCCCGGCCAGGGTCTTTTTCCAGCTCCAGCTCTCCATATCGGTTTCCCGTATGGTCAGTACGGGGTCCTTTTTCTTGTACGCCTCCCGGTCAAATACCACGATTTTTTGGGCGTACACTTTCATGGCATAGCCGTAAGCGTCGCACAGCTCCATGTAAAAATCACAATCGGTCTGCCCGGACTGCTCAATGGACTGGATTGTGAAAGGGGTTCCCTCCACATCCCAGGCCAGGGCAATGCCCGCCCGTCTTGCGATCTCTTTCCCGATTTCCTGGACCGTGACTTTTTCCCAGGTCTTTGTCCGCTCGGTTTCCCGAAAAGCGCCGTCCGCCGGCACCGACACGGCGGAAATGGTCCCGGTAATGGGCCACCCCGCAAACTCGAAATTGTCCAGGATGAAAAACCCGCAGGGGAGGGCGCGGCTGTTGCCCTCCCGCTCCCAGTCGGAAAGTTTTATGATGGCCTCCAGCGTATCGCCTGCCAGCGGCAGCCATGCCACCGTCCATTGGCGGTCCCGGTCATGGATCGCAATATCCAGGCTGTCCGCCTCTCCGCTGGCGGGGTCCGTGTAGGTGATCTCCGTGGTCTGGCCCAGCATTTTACTTTTGACTGCCGCGCCGTTCCAGGTCAGATCCACCGCCGCGCTGCGTGTTCTCATGCTCCCGTCCTCCAGATCGGCAGGTTTTCCGCCTTGTCATCCTCCGGCGGGTCCGGTGTTTGCAGGACCGTCCCCGCCTCAAATACGAAAATATCCAGCAGGGGGAGGTTGTTCTGCATAAGCCAGCCTGTATATGTTTCGCTTCCATATACCTTGTGCGCGATAGCGTCCCAGGCGTCCCCCTGTTGGGTGGTGTAGGTTTTTGCCATGTGCGGGCCTCCTTACGCCGGGGCAAACTTTTTGCGCCGCTCCTCGGCTTTCATCTGCTTGTACATTTTTTTGAACTCCGCAAAGCTCATGCGGGCGGCTTCCACGGCCTCCTCCTTGGTGGTGTTGCCGTAGAAGTTGAACACAGGGGACCACACGATCCGGTCCCCGTCACCGTCCTCCGGGCCTCCGCCGCCTTGCGGTTTCGGCTTGGTCCATTCGTCCAGCAGGGCCGCCAGCTTGGACAGCGGCATGACCGCCTCCGGCTCTCCGCCCTCACCGATCATGGCCAGTGTGGGGGCCGTTGCAATGCCGCCGGCGGCCAGGGCCGGAATGGTCGGGATATTAAAGCCCAGGGTTGTGCCGCCCACGCCCGGCACCCAGTCCGGGATCGTCACGGAAATGCTGTTGATCTTGGAAATAACCCAGTTAATCGCAGAGATCACCGCGTTAATGGGAACTTTCGCCAGGTTCACGATCATGCCGAAAACATTGCCGAAAATATCCACAATGTTTTGCCAGGCGGCGCCCCAGTTGCCCGAAAATACATTGGTTACAAATTCGATCAGGCTTGTTAAGATGGCAATTACGTTTTCGATGTAGGGGGCAAATGCCACAAAAGCGGCCTCCAGCCCCGCCAGAACGACGCTTGCCAGATTGGACAGGACAGGCGCCAGGCTGGTGGCGATCAGGCTCACCAGATTGCCAAATGCCTGTATGAGTGGCTGGACCTTTTGCCATATCCCCATAACCGCGGTACGGAATTTCTCGCTTCGGTTCCACAGGATCACAAAGGCGCCGGCTACTGCCGCGATAATCGCTATAATGACAGTGAATTGCCCGCCCAGCAGGCCCACCACGGTTTTCAGGAGGCCGCCCTGCTTGACCGCCGTACCCAATACCGTGCCGATCCCCTTAATGGCCCCTGCCGCTTGTCCCGCTGTCCGCAGGGCCATAAATGCCCCCACGGCGGTGCCGATGGCCCCGGCCAGGGTCAGCAGCATGTCCTTGTTTTCCCCGATCCATTGGGCGGCTGTCTTGATCGTCGGAATGACATTGCTTTGCACATATCCGCCCAGCTTTTCCACAGCGGTCTGCACATTGGGGATAACGGTTGCTGACAGGAAGTTCAGGCCGTCCAGTATGTACGGCTCCAGCTGTTCCCCGATGGTCCACAGGATCCCCTCCGCCTGCCGCTTCACGCCCTGCATGGCGCTCTCCAGATCGTTGTACCGCACGGAATTGATCTGTTCCAGCGCCCCCTGGGTGTCATAGGCCGCCGTGGAGGCGTCCGCCATGGCCTGCATGGCCTCCGTGCCCAGGTCCTCCCACATGGTTCCGAACAGGGACACGCCCAGGGCGTCCCGCTTCACCTGATCGTCCATGTCCATCAGGGTGTTTAACACATCGAAAAACGCCTTGTTTGCGTCCTCACCGCCGCCGGCAAAGGTTTCCATCATGGCGTTGGCGTTATATCCCAAATCCTTGAACGCCTGCACCGTGGTGTCGCTTCCGTCGATGGCCCGGATAGAAAACTCTTTGATGGCGTCACCCACTTTGTCCAGGTTCCACGCCGTACTGTCCGCGCCGCTTTGCAGCAGTTGGAACATGCCGTCTGCCGTAAAACCCAGCTTGGAGAACTGGCTGGAATATTCGTTGATGGTGTCGATCAGCTCCCCGGAATAGTCCAGGCCGTTTTGCGCACCCGCCGCGATCAGGCTGAACGCCTCTTTCGCGGATCCGCCGAAATTCTTTGTGATGGCCGCCGCGGCGCGGGTGCTTTCCTCCACGCCGTACTCGAAAGTGTCCTGGAGGGCCAGGGCCGCCTCTGTGGCCTCCTGGATTTCATCCGGGGATATGTTTTTCAGGTTCCGGTCCACCATGGCCACAGCGTCCGCCGCGTCCTGGAGGCTGTCCCCAAAATTGTTTTGATAGACACCCTCCATGGCAGCCTGGAGGTGTTCCAGTTCCTCGCCGGCGGCTCCGGTGGCCGCCGCCATGCTGTTCACGGCCTGCTCATGCTCTGTGTAGGACTTAACGGCGGCCACGCCCACCGCGGTGGCCGCCGCCGCAGTTACGCCGGCGGCCACCTTGGCGGCTTTCCCGATTTTTTCCGCTGTCTTGGCCAGCTTGCCCAGGTTTTCGTCTGCGTCCAGGCAGGCTTTTTTCAAAGAGCTGTCCACTCTGCCGGCGATCTTTAGCGCCAGCTCATAGGTTTTTCCTTTTGCCATATAGCTTGATCGCCTCCTCTGCCATGTCTTGCAGTTCGTCTATTGACAGGGACATGAAATAATCCACCCCCGTCCGTAGCAGAAAGGACAGGCCCACACACGCCTTTCTAATTTCCGGCGGGGTTAGTCCTCTCCATCCCCGCCGTACAGAAAACCCGTGACCATGTTTTTCAGCGCAATGCCCTCCTTTGGGGGTAGCCCCTTGAAAAACTCCACTGGCTTGCCGGAGGCGCGGGCCGCCATGTACATGGCATAATCCACGGTTACCTCCGGCATAGGCGTGACCATGCCCTGTTTGGCCATAATCTTGCCCACAGCACACAGGTCCGCCGTGGTCATGTCCTCCATGCCTGACAGGTCCACCTCTGTGTACTCCACGCCCTCGAACTTGTACGGCTTGCGGAATTTCAGGATCAGGCTTTCCTCCTCCGGCTCCTCTGCGGGGGCAGCCGGGGCCAGTGCGGTGGTCTGCTCCGCCTCCAGGGCGGCGTTGTTCTTGATTTCGTCCATTTAGCACATCTCCTTGTATTCGGCCAGCAGATCCACACCGTTGACCTTGTATGTGGGGTTCATTTTGTCCAGCTCCACGACGCTTTCCCCGTCCACCTCAATCAAGATGTAAAGAATGTTCAGGGTCACGCCGCTGTCCATGGTGCTGGCCCGTTTCAGCTTGCCGCCGGTCAGCTTGGCCGCCCGGCCCCGGACCACCACCCGGATGGACTTTGGCACGATGTTTCCGGCGCTGTCGATTTCCTGGGCGGCGCCCCGGATCGTCAGCTGCACGGCCTTGGTCTGGTCCATCATGTTGGTGGCCTCTTTGTCCAGGGTGCGGAAAGGGATCTCCAGCTGCATATTGCCGAAATGGCCGATTGTGGGATCGTCGATCTCTCCCAGGATCCCGGCGCCGCTGATCGTTTCGCTGGTGGCCTCAAAGTCCGGCAGGGTCAATTCGTCCCCCACGCCCAGCAGCTTTTCCCCGTCGTTGTACACATTGTAATTGTTTACCTTGGTCGGAATATTTTTGCTCATGGTTTACTCGCCTCCTCCGGTCAGCGCGGCCTCCAGGGCCGCGGTGTCGTACTCGCGGATGTTCACGATCTTCTCCGCGGGGATGTAGGGCGCCAGGTAGGTGTGGGTGGTCAGCTTTCCGTCCAGCAGGTCGGTGATCGGGTTTTCATCCTCCTTGAACTCCAGCCGATACCCGGCGCAGTAGTCGCGGGCCACATACCCGTTGCCAATGATGTTCTGGCTGTCCACGATGGACTGGATCAGGCGCTTGTTGCCCGGCTTGTCCACCTTTTGGAAGTAGGTCAGAATGAAGTTATTTCCATCCCAGTCAAAGAACCGCCGCACCGCCAGCCAGCGGTCTTTCGGATCCGTGGTGGAGGGATAGGCCGCCGTGTTGTTGCCCCACAGCTTGAAACCGTTGGCATTGATGGCCGTGATCACGCCCTGGCCGTTCAGGAGGTTGGCCTGCTCCTGGTCCAGCGCCACCTCGGTGCCGTCATCCAGCACAGTGGCGGTGATTTTCAGGTCCTTATTGGAGGGGCTTTCATAGGGCACATCCCCGTTGGCCGCGTCGGTGGCCGCCGTTTCCGCCGCCGCCATGGCGGACAGGCAATAGATCTTTTCACCCACCGCCCCCTTGGGCCAGAATACCGCCGCGTGGTTGGAGCTTGCGCCCAGCTTTTCCTTGGCGGTCTTTACTGCGGTGTACACCGTGGCGCCCGTGCTGTCTGCCGCAATGTCCAGGTATGTGTTGCAGTCGAAATTGCCGTTGATCTTGCCGGTCTTGGCCTGGAGTGCCGCCGCCACCACGGGATCGTGGGACCAGCCGGGGGCCAGCAGTAGGCCGGGCACCAGGCCCAGCTTGGGATAGATCTGGCGCACCAGCTCCAGGCCCGTTTCCTTGCCGGTTGCGGTGTCCACGCCGCCCACCACATCCTCCTTGGTCACGCCTGCGGGGTTCAGGCTGGTGGAGGAAACAGACAGGCTTTCCGCCTCCTTTGCTGTTTCGGAGATCAGCGTGATCACCACATTCCCGTCATCGTCGTGGGCCGCCGTGTAGTCCGTTTCGGCCACCAGCGGGGTGGCGTCTTTCTTCACCACCAGGGTGTCCAGCAGCACATAGGGCTTGGTATAGACCGCCTGCCCGTTGGCCACCGTGCAGCTCTCCTCCTCGTTGCTCTTGGTGTGCTTGGAATTGCCGGGATCCAGCACATTCACCAGAATAATGGGGGCGTTGTTGAACACCCGGAAATTGGCGTCAATGCTCTGGCAAAGGGTAAAGTTTTTGAAATCGTCGGAATAGCCCACAGCGGCCTGGCACTCCGCAAAGCTGTAACATAGCTTCGGGGTGTTGGCCGCTTTGGTCGGATCGTCCGCCAGGTGAACGGGTGCCGTGCCGAAAATCACCTGGAGGGCTGCGCTGCTTCGGATCGGCGTGGTCAGGCTCGTGGCCTGCTCCTGGTTGTACACGCCATGCTGATAGGTTGCCATGTTGCTTTACCTCCTGTTAATTTCGTTTCTGCGCCTTTCGGTACAGGGCATAAATGGGGCCGGTTTTCTCCCGCAGCTGGCGCATGGCCTCCGGCAGCTTGTCCAGCGGTACGGTCAGGCCGCCCAGCACCGGGGTTTGCTTTTGCGCCGCCGCCAGGGCTTCCGGTATGCCGCCCCGGTAGGATGTGAATTGCTTGGCCACTCCGGGGATCGTGGGGCCGCAGTACACCAGCGTGCCGGCCTCCGCCGCCGGTTTGGTCTGTTTCTTTGCTGTCATGCTTCTGGCACCTCCTTGTGGACCGCCGGCGCCTGGATCCGCAGGGACATGGCCGTGAAATAGTACGGGTGCGTGTCCTCCTCCTGGGTGGTCCATTCCATGGGGTAGAGGACCTCCCAGCGGTTGCCGATCACGGCACAGGCGGAATAATGATGATAAATTTTGTTGATGATGTGCAGGGCGTCCCGGTAACCCTGGCGCCCCGGATCGGGGTCGTAGACACAGGCCACCAGCACCGCGTCAATGATCTGCGGGTCATCGTCGCTTTCGGTCTTTCCGCCCCGGAGGCGCACCACCACATACGGCTCCGGCGGCGCCTCCTTGTCCTGGGCTTCATCGTCGCTTTCCCGGATCGGCACATCCTGGGGGTAGATCTGGATCTCCCGCTCGACGCCCAGGGAACTTTTCAGCCTCTCATGGGCGAAAAGCTCCTTTAGGTCCGCCACCATGGCGTCCTGCAAAAATTCTTGGGTCACATGCTTGCGCCTCCTTGACTTTTTACCGTTTCTTTCTTATAATTACGGTTGTGTTAATATTCAGAAAAGTGTGGTAATAATCAGCGAAATGGGGTGTGAATATGTCTAAAAAAACAGGTGGGGTCCTCTTGGTGGTTCTTGGTGTGCTTTCGCTCCCGGTTGGCCTTATTTTTTTGATCCCCGGCGTCTTGATCCTCCGCTCCCTGAAAAAAACCGCAACACAGAAAGAAGAAAATACGCCACCTGTGGAGCGTTCCGCAGCTCCACCCTCGCGTGGCAACCTTTCTCCCTGCCCTCCCGCTCCTGTTCCAGCGTCCCAGGATCCCGCTCCGCTCCTTATACAGATAGAGCATGATGGTTCTATGGGGGTTACTTTCGGTTCCTGGGATGTTTCGATACATGGCGCGGACGGTCAGGATGTGCGCTTTGATCGTGCGCAATTCCAAAACCTTTCTATATGGTCGTACAATTCCGCAACGGGGGAGGCCGAAATATTAGGGACCCGTGGCATTTTGTATATAACGACGCTGGATAGCTGTACCTGTGATGACTTCCAGCGCCGTGGCCTCCCGTGTAAGCACATTTACAAACTTGCGCTTGCAATGGGATATTCGATGGACGCTTTTTATTCGGCTCGTTCAGATGTTGTCTGGTATGCCGACGGGTGCCTTGTTTACCATGCGGATCCAAACTGCCGCGGCCTGAAAAACCGTCTTTCCCGGAGGTCAACGGTATCAATGGCAGAATACGCTGGCCTGCGTCCCTGCAAGTCCTGTTGTGGCAAAAATTAACTTCGTAGCACGGCCCCGCAGAGGGGCCGCTTTTTTATGCCGCTCTCCCGAAACCGTCCAGGACCCGCTCCACCTCTCGCTGGATGTGCTTTTGCAGGATGGAATAATAATCCTGGGTGGCCTCCTCGTATGTCTTGCCGTACAGCATAGGCACCGCCGGGGCCATAAGGGACTTTACCGGCAGGCGGGCGCGGCCCACGCGCTGCACAATGGCTGTGTGTCCGCTCTTGAAAGTGGCCTCAAAGGCTTTCCGCCCGTCTACCTCCAGCGCGGTCATGGCGCTTTCGTTCAGCACTTTCAGCATGGCCGCGGTGGTTTCGGTGTTCCTCCTGGTCATGTAGGCCATGACCTCCACCATGCCGCCCCTGGAGATCAGCGTGGCGGATGTGTCGGCCCCCTTGGCCCGCTCCAGGTACATGCCGCCCCGTTTCTTGTCGGTCAGGATCTTCTTGTCGCTGATTGCATAGCGTTTCCTGGTTTTTTGGCCGATCTTCCGTTTCATTTCATTGGCGGCTGCGTTGATGGCGGCGGCCAGCACACTGGGGGCTTTCAGCCGGTTGGGCAGGGTGTCCAGCTGTCGGATGATCTTTTCAATCTCCGCCTGGGTGTCAATCTGTATAACGCTTTCGCTCACGATCTCACCGCCTCCAGCGTAATGGCCAGCATACCGGCCTCCTCGGTGCAATCGGCCACCCGGAACAGGCGCCCGTCAAAATTAAGCTGTTTCCCATGGGCCGGGCGCGGGCCGTATTCCTCCTTGGCCACATAGATCAGCCGGCGGGCCTTGTAGGTCCCATCCACCTGGATCCCCATTTTTGACTTGTCCCGCTCCAGCAGCTCGTTTTCATCCACCACCACGGTCATGGGCTTTCCGTCTATGGTGTGGGTGTCCGCGAACTCCTGGCCATTCAGAAACACGGCGGAAATGTCAGACGCCACCAGGTCCTTGAAGCCAGGGGCGCCCATCAGCGGGCGCCCCCTGTTTCATTTGCGGGGGCCTGAACGGTGGTTGCCGCGATCAGCTCCGCCCGTTCCTTGTTGTTCTTTGCGCCGGAAATATCCACGCCTATCTGGTCGGCCAGCTTTTCCAGATCGGCCTTTCTCATGGTGGCCAGCTGGTCAGGGTCCAGGTGCCCCTCCACCATTCCCGCCTCCTGGCCGTTTTCCTGGGCCTCCTGGCCCCCGTTCCGGTTCTGGCTATCCTGGGACCCGTCCGCTTGTCCGGCGCCCTCCTGGGCCTCCTGTCGGCTTTCCTCGGCCTCCTGACCATCCCAGGCGGCGCTCTTGGCGTTCAGCCATGCGGTGACCATCTTCTGGTCGTTGGCGGGGAGGGTGTCCCCTTTGTCGTACATCCTCCCCAGGTAAAGCACGGGGCGCTTGGCGATCAGCTTTTTCATGCCTCCCGCCCTCCTTATGTCCGCTCGGTGGCTTTCAGCGTTCCGCCGGTGGCCACGGTAATGTCGTACACCTTTCCGTCCTCGCCTTTCAGGGCCAGGCTGTTGTGGACCGCCGGGGCGCCGTCCGGGTCCCCGATGTTCACCAGCACGGTGGCGTCGCTGGCCTCTGCGGTAGCGGCGGCATATCCGGCGGGGACATTGCCCTTTTCGGTGGCGGTGATTTCGTCCGCCGTGGCGTCATAATACACCGGGGCGCCCATGGTGATTTTCTCGGAGGCTTTCTTGTCCATGATGTACACGCCGGTGACATGCAGGGCGCCGGTTGCGCCCTCCGCAATGTCATTCCCGGCCACGCCGATCCGATTTCCCAGGCTCACCACCTGGCCGTTGGTCACGGCCTCGGTGGCGGTGTAGTCCAGGGTTTCGCCTCTCTGCCAGTATCTTGCGTTCATTTCTCTGTACCTCCTTACTCGGCAATAGCTACGCCGTTATTGCGGACAATGCCCCGGTAGTCCATGACGGTGATACCCCAGTCCAACCAAATGTCCCACACAAAGCCCAGGTAACCGGCCTTTTCGCTCCGGCGGAAACTGGGGGTTTCCATGCCGTTCAGGTAGTCCACCTGTACGCTCTTGGCCGTGGTCTTATCGCCCACGATGTACCAGGGCACCGCGCTGGATCCGGCCAGGGCGTTGATCGCGCCCTCCTCCACCACCTGGAGCTGGGTCCGGTACTTGTAAAGCGCGTTTGCGGTGTGGCTGCCAATGCCCTCCACATCCACCTGTGCGGTTTCAAGCAGCTGGGACATAAGGAAACCGTACCCCACGGGCACCAGGATGTACTTGGGCTGTACCATAATGCTTTCCTCGAAAGGATCCGTCTGGCGCAGCAGCTTCATCATCATTTTCTGGACGCTCTCAATGGTGGGGGCGGTGCCGGTGGCGATCAGGTTCTTGTGTGCGTCGGCTTCAAACAGGGTCACACCGTCATATACGGCGGGGTTCTTCACGATGACCTCATACACCTGCTTGTTGATCTTCCGCTTTGCCACGCGGGCGTACTGGCCCGGCATTTCGGACAAAAAGCCAATATCATCATTGATGAACGCCTCACGGGTCATGGTGAACTGGGTCCCGTAGGTGTCCAGCTTGCGCAGGGGGTTCATGCTGGTGTCCAGGGTGCTGTGCTTCAGCTCTCCGCCCTCGGTCACCTTGTCGAACTGGCCGCCGCCGATGGTGTATTCATGGGCCTTGCTGGGCTTGAAGTCCGGCAGGCTGCCCTTGCTGGTCCACAGGTCATAGGTGGTGGGCACAAGCTGGTACTGGTGTACAATGGATTTCTGGATAGCCTGATCCAGAATAGCGGGAAAAGAGGCCGTGGGGGAAAGGAACTGGCGCACCGCCATGTCCCACAGGTCGTTCTTGCCCATGCGCAGCAGGGAGGTGGTGGACCCCTCGCCGCTCCGGGCCATGCACTCGATCATGAGATCCCGCACAGACATGCCGCGCAGGCTGTCCGCTTCTCTGGCCGGATTGCTCACAGGGACGCCGGCACGCAGCAACAGGGCGTCCACCGCCGCGTTGCGGAACTCATCGCCCTGGCCGTCATCGGTCCGGGTGCCCACGGGGCCACCGTGGGAGATCATGAACTCCACCGCCGCCTGGCGCACCTGGTCCATGGTCTGGCCGCCGCGGATGTACTCCGCCGGATCCATGCCCACCTGCCGGCACAGGGCCACAATGTCGCTGTTGCGCTGGCGTTCTGCCTGCACCGCCGCCTGTCGGGTTGCGTCGTTTCCGCCGTCCTGGCCCTCTGCGCCGGCAGGCTCACCGGCTCCGCGGTTGCCCTCCGCAGGGGGTTCTCCGCCGCCCTGGTGGCCGTCCTGGCCTCCCGCGTTCCGGGTGGCGTCAATCTTTCCCTGGAGCTGGTCAAACTCCGCCTGCTCCTCGCGGGTCAGGCCCCGGCCCTCGTTCCGGGCGCCGGCCACAATCGCCTGCTGTCTGGCGATCATTTCCTGAATGGTCATTACTCTTTACCTCCTAAAAGTATTTTGATTGATTTGGATCTGCCGCTCGTATGCGGACAGGTCCGGTGTGTCTGCGCTTTCACTGGATCGGCCCACGCCCACGGTGGCGTCCGCCGGCACAGAAACAACGGAGATTTCCATGGGCGTCCAACGCCTGGCGATACTGCATGGTCCGGTAAATCGTCCGTCTGCCGATGTAGCCCCGGCCCGGACTTCCTCCCAGCTGTCCACTCTGTACCGCACCGATGTGGTTTTCAGGGTCCCGCTCTGCACCTTGCTGAAAATCTTTTCCGCGTCCGCGTCGGTATCAAATTCCACCTCTGCCATGCCGCGGTTGTTTTCCACCCAGGCGCGGACCACGCGGCCCACCACCCTGTCCACATCATGGTTGAAAAGCAGGACACCCACGCTGTTCAGGCGCCCCAGGTCTACGGCACCCTCCGCATGGTCCAGGATCTCCATGCCGAAATAGCGGCGGTATGGCGTTTCGCTGGAGAAACTAACTGTTCTCCGGCGGCTGTCCTGCCCCTCCTCCTGTCGGATCAGGATTTCCCCCATGCTCCTGGTTCCCCGGCTCTTGTCCCTGGGTTCCGGCGTTCTGCTGTGCTGCTGCTCCTTGGCCATAAATTACACCTCCCATCTCAATGCCGGCTTTACGGCCATATTTCAGGACCTCGGCCATTTCGTCCACGGCCTCTTTCCAGTCCTTGCCCTGTTCGGCTGCGACATCCTGGAATGTCTTTTGGCCCGTTGCCAGGGCGGTTTTGGTGGCGGTGGTTTCCTTGGCCGGGTCGATCCATTTTTTCGGTGCCTGCACCCATTTGTGCGCCAGGTAATCCGCCTTTTTATCCCAAAATCCGGGCGGATTGATCAGCCCGGTGAGATAACAGGAAATAACAAAAGTTTCGTAGATCTCGCTCATGATCTCGGTCAGCAGCTCGATCTCCGCCGCGAATGTGGCTTCATCCTCATTCGCTCCCTGCCGTGCGCTGGAATAATTGCTTTCCGACATATCCCGGCTGGTGGCCTCGTAGCTCATGCCCTGGCCGGCTCCGATCAGACGCCATTGCATTTTCAGGAATTGGGAGGCGTCCGATCCCGCGCTTTTCGGCTCCACAGTTTCGATACTGTCCCCCACATTCATTTCCTTGATCATGCCGGGGGTCAGGCTCTTGCCCTCGTAGGTCACCCGGTCCCCGCCGGCCACCACGCCGCCGCGGCCAAACCCGCCCGTTGGCGTTGATCGCTTGATGAACACGGCCAGGCAGGCCGCGATCCGCTCCTTGACGGAAACGGCGGTGATAAATTCGTTTGTGTCCCGTACCCGCGTAATGGTGGGGGACAGGTCCGAAACCTCACGCAGCTGGCTGGGGCGGTGCTTGGTCCAGTATGGGATCACATGCTTGGCCTCGATGTACACCGGGGTGGTCAGCTTCCAGCCCTCCACATCGTACTGCTGGATGAAATAGCCCACCGCCCGGCGGGCCGGGTCGTACTCGATCCCACCCACCACGGTGTTGCCCTTGTGCCTGGGGATGGAGGCGGTGGTGTCCAGTTCGTCCACCTCGATCATTTGGAGCTTGAACGGCACCAGGCCGCCCCTCGTGTATCGCTTGATGAACAGGATCCCGCCGTCCACCTGCTTCCGCGTTACGGCCATGCGCATGATCTGGTTGAAAGACTGGGACGCGGTTATGTCGCAGTTTTCCTTGCGGCACCATTGCTTCCACAGCTTGTCCAGCTGGTCGTTTAGCAGCTCGCTTTCCGTCTTTGCCTGGAGCTTATAGCCTTTCCCGATCACATTCCGCCGAAAAGCGTGGATCACAGACTGGGCAATGTCGCTGTTGCGTTCCAGGTCGCGGGCGCGGGCGCGGATCACATCCCGGCTGTAACGGTCTGTTAATTCCGCGCTTTCGTTGAAAACCCGCCACCCGGCATTTAGGCGCCCATGGCTGGCCGCGTCATATCCCCGCAGCTCCTCCAGGGCTTGCCGCCATGCCTCCCGCCGGTAGCCCCTTTCCGGCGAAATTGCGGTGATGATGTTGTCCAAAAATCCCATGCGGCACGGTCACCTCCCGTCAAAGTAGGCCACAAAGGTCCGATCCAGCAGGTGGGAGGGGGTCCCCGCCGCCACCTGGGCCTCCAGATCATCCCGCATGGCTTTCAGCATGGACAGGTCCGCCCGCGTCAGGGACCGGCTGCCGATCTTGTAGGACTGGCCGCCCACCAGCACCGCCGCAATGGCCTTATTGACCTGCTCCAGCAGTTCCGCCGGCTTCATTTGTGTGCTTTCCATTTCGTCCTCCCGTTTTTATACCCAGCTCTCATTTTGCCGGATCCAGTTTTCCTCCGGGGTCGGTGCAGGCTCCGGCTTTGGCTTCTTTGGCTTTTCCGGCTCCTGGCTTTGCAGGTATAGGGACCGGACGCCCTGCATGTCCGCCGCCGCCGCGGCGTACACCTCACAGTCCAGATAGTGGTTGTCTGCGTGGGTGGTTTTCGGCACCCATTTCTGCACCACTTTTCCGTTGGCCCGCTCGGTCACTTTATGCTCTGCGGTGACCTGCTCCGCATATTCCAGATCGCAGTCCTTGTAGACCATCCAGGATCCGCTTCCGTTTGGCTTCCTCATGCGGGCGGCGATCATGTCCTTGTACTTCCCGCCGTCCACCAGCACCAGGTCCATGCCGTAGGCATTGCTGCCGGCCTTGTTGACTTTTGACAGGCGATAGTGGGACAGCATGGTGGGTACGCCCTTGCACGGCAGCACCCAGTCCGCATTTAGGGCGCAGAACTCGTAGACCTCCTCGGTCTGGTCGCCGCTGTCCATCAGGGCCAGCGACACCAAAAGCCTTTGCCCGTCCGGGTGTATAAACTCGGTGTTCATGATCTGCGCCACCTCGTTCATGGATAGCGCCTGGCCGTGGGCAATGTTCTGGCTGGTCATGTAATCGCCCCAGGCCCGGATCGTCCAGTACAGGCAATTTTCCTGCACATCTATGCCGGCGGTGATCAACTTCGCCCACTTCGGCAGGGCGTATGCCTCCACCTCGGTCTGCCGCTCCAGCACCAGCTCCGCATTGGTCCGCAGTTTGGTGTCCTCCCATGGCTCCGCCAGCCAGCTGTTGACAAAGTTTTGCAGCAGCTCCGGGTCATCCTTACACCGCAGGAACTCCTTGGCAATCTCTGAAAACCGCGTGAAAGGGGAGTACAGGGTGTTTAGCCAATAGGCCACGCTGGAGGGCCTGGCGGCGGTCTGCCGGACCGTCTGCCACCTGCCGGCGGCCAGCATTTTCCCCTTGTCCTGGTCAGTGATCACGGCCCCGCAGGCTTGGCAGACATAGGTTGCCATTTCCGCCCGCTCGGCGCTGTCCGGCACATCGTCCTTGCTCGGCCATTTCAGCTGTGCAAATACAAATTCGATGTACTCCCCGCAATGGGGGCATGGCACAAAGTAATGCTTTTCCGCTTCCGCCTCCTCCTTGGCTTTCCAGATGTGGCCGGATTTCAGCGTGGGGGTGGAGGCCATGAAGATCTTGCGGTTTGTGGTGTAGGTCTTGGTGCGCTCTATGGCCAGGGAAACCGGATCCGCCTCTTTTTTGGAGGCTCCCGGAAATTTGTCCACTTCGTCAAGAAACAAATACCGGATCGGGGTGGAGGACAGGGAGGCCGGGCTGTTTGCTCCCGAAAGAAAAACGAACATGGTTTCAAATTTCAGCTTTAGCTTTTGGCTTTCCGCCTCCCGGTACTTGGCTGCCAGCGGTTTGCATTGCCGGATCATCGGCTCCAGCTTCGCCTCCACCGTCCGCTCTGCCAGTTCCTTGGAGGGGTAGACGATCATAGTCGGTGCCGGGTCTTGGTCAATGGCGCTGGCCAGCATATTCTCCAGGGCCGTGGTGCCTCCCACCTGGGTGGGCTTTACAAATACGATCCGCTCCACATCCTCGTTGGAGAAGGCGTCCATGATCTCCGCCAGATACGGGGTCACGCTGTTGCGGAATGGCCCCGGTATGGCGTTGGTGTCGGGCAGGACCCGCCATTTCTCCGCCCATTTGGAAACCGGCAGGCGTTCCGCTGGCCGCATAGACAGGAGCGCCCGGTGGATCCACGACGGCACCGTGTACGGCTTTGCTCTGTACGGCCTCATGGCTCCGCCTCCTCCGGTCCGATCTCCGCCGCGTCAACGAATACGGCCAGCATATCCTCCAGCTCCTTGCGCATTGCCCTTTCCATGGCCCTGGCCGTTTGCGGGTCCGCATATCCGGCTATGGATTTCACGGCGCGGGGCGGGATGTTCATGGCGAATTTCTTAAACATGGCCATGAAGTCCGCCAGATCCCTGGTGGCCTCCTCGGCCTTGATGTATTTCCCCTCGGCAATGGCGGTTTTCAGCTTGTGGAGCTGGCCCTGGCTTTCTTTCAGCTCTACCTCCGCCTCCAGCTTCCGCAGGTTCAGCTCCGCGGTGGAGCTGGCCGCCGCCGTTTCCTGGGCCTTTTGCTCGATGTGGGCAATATAACGCTGGATCGTTTCGCAGGTTTTATATTTTCGGGCGCCGCCTCCGGGCGGCACCTCGGTTTCCAGCACGCCGTCCTGGGTGAGCTGCTGGATCCGCCGGGTGGTTTTCCCCAGCAGCTTGGCCACCGCCGTGGTGCTGGCCCACTCCGGGACTGTATTCAGGGCCGCCGGCGCTTTCGCCGCCTTACTGGCCGCCCCTGTTTTGGCCTTTCCGGCCCCTTTTTTCTCCGCCACCGGCTGCACCTCCTTTTGTG